CCTCATACAGGGGAACCGCTTCCTTGAGTGCTTCCGGCAGATACCGGCGACCATTCTGGGAGTTGAACCCGATGATCTTCACACCCTTAATGATACCCTTATCTCGGTCAACAACGAGCTTTTTCCCAGCCTGGATTGCTCCAAACTGGAAGATGCCCTGCAACTCTTCGACCAATAATTGGGTACTTTGCATATCGCTATAATCTTCGCTTGACGAAATCTGTCAAGTCCCCCCGATCACCTTTTTTGCTTTTTTGATCCTAGCTGCCCGCTTTTGTGGCGTTTCAGCCAGCAACTGTTTCTCGTCAAGAAGCATTCCCGTGACGGGGTCTAGCATACTCGCCCACTCTAGTTTTTCACCTTTTCGCAGTCTTTTCGTAGCTGCGTTGTACCTGCGGACCCCGATAGCCATGATCTTCCTGTCCTTGGAACTGGTCGAAAACCATTCATTGAAAATCTTGGCATTGGGAATGATCCGCCCCTTGAAATCAAAAAACTTCTTGGCATCCAGGGACATGATCGGTGTCAACCAACACCGGCAGTTGTACGCCATCGAGCCATCCGCCTCTAGTGGCGGGTTGGGCATCTGATCAAACCCAGGATTGTCATAACGGGGTTTCTTGTAATAAATCGTGCCATTCCTGGCGCGGTGGGCTGGGCGGATGCGCTCGTCCAGAATGCCATGAACCTGGAAACCAACCAAATCCTTTGGCAAGGACTCGTAAGCAATCTTGCCGGTTTTTCCTATCAATTCGGACATGGATGTTCTGGCAATCGTGTATGCGTTATTACGCATTGCCCTGAAATATTGTTCCAACAAGTTTTGTCTTTTTGCCACATCAGTCTGGAGCGAAACAATTGCCGCCATCGTGGACGGGTTCATCCCGCTCTTCTGCATCTTCTTTAGTAGCCTATCTGCTACACGCTGATTAGCCACAATCTTCAAGATGATATTCTTGGGAACACCAGGGAACAGGGTTTTGTTTATCGTCCGCTTCGCCTCCAGCATGGAATACCTTTCCAAGGTGGAGGTGAAGATTCTTCCCATGTTTCGCAGATAAACCGATGCAAGTGATTCGATTCGCTTTTCCACGAAGGAGGCGAATTCTGAGAAACCGATCTCGATGTTGTAGGAAATATGCCTTGGATTCTTCAGGTTTTCATCGACCAATGAAAATCGCAGTCTGCGTGAAATGATCCCCATAGTCTGCCGTGCAATGCGGTTGATCGAATATTGGACTTCAATATGTTGAATCCCAATAAGCGATGCCAATTCCGCATTGAACCGGCGCGTCCTTAAATCCATTATTTGCCCTTCTTGTCGGCGGCATCCATCTGGTTGGCCACCTTCTTGGCCCAAGACCATCCGGCATCACCGCCCCACAAAAGCCAGGCGATATAGCCATTGGAGTCCTTGCCCCAGCCCTCACCCTTCTTGTCCACTTCGTGACGGGCGAAGAATGAGGTCATGCGCTTGATCGTGGAAGGCGACATTTCCTTGCCATTGGACAAGTCACGGGCGCGGGCGATGCCAACCGCAGTTCCGCCCCTGCCATACTTTTTACGCAACTCCAGACCCCGCTTTGCTGCGGCGCGAACCGATGCCGGTGGAGTGAAGTTGATCTTGTCGTACTTGCCCTCTTGCAGGGATTCAGCCACCAGTTGATCTTCTGGTTCCGGCGTTTTCTGCAAATCCTTGTCCACCCCGGTCGGCAATTCTTTGACAGGATTCATGCCTCCGGCAGCACGGGGCGGAACCTTCTGCGAACCAGCTAATGACTCGGGGAAGAGGTCGGCAATATTTGACTCGTCCATGAGGGGGAAGGCGGCGCGGGCAATTGCTCGGCCAACATCCACGGGAATCTGACCAGTCGCAACCCGCATGACGATGGCGGTGAGATTCTCGATCTGGAGACCGTTGAGGGCAGAATCCGAAATCTGCTGCTCGGTCTCGCCGGGAGCCAACTCGTCCGGCATGAGTTCTTGCATCTTCTGGATGTTGTGCTGCTCTTGCTCGAAGTCGAGACCGCGCTCCTGGGCGATGGTCTGAACGGACTTGGCCCCGATGTTGTAATAAATCTGATCCGCCTGGGAATCGGCAATCCTGTCCCTAGCCTCGACTGCGGGCGGGGTAATGATGATCTCTACTTGGTCGAGGACATTGATGGGGAGGCGACCCATTTCTGCGGCATGGCGGATCACCCTGGTGATGATCCTCAAGAAGTGGCGGCGATAGAAAGCCTGCAACCGGACGCAATTGCGGAGGAATGGCGACTCTGCCGTCAGGCTAGATGCGTAGTTGGCCCCGGAGATGTTTGCGCTGGAAAGCCATTCTGGGGCGTTGTGGCGGTTGCCAGCGGATCGCAGCAATGCCTGGAAAATGTCGAGATGATCCGTTGCCGATTCAGCCCCAGGCGGTTTCACATAGTTCATGCCCTTGGGGATATCGAGGAATGTCCCCGGCTCGATGCGCTGATAATCGGTAGACCTTCCAGATGGAGTGTTGGCTACCGAATAGTCTGTAGCATCATCCACGAAGGTTTCGACCTGCTGGATGCTTGCCGTATCGTGTTGGCGCACGGCAGCGATGGCGGATTGAACCGATGCCCCTTCGCCCAGATTCCGGCGCAACTTGGCCGCGATTGAGAAGGTTTCCAGGGTTTCAAAGCTGAAGTCTGAAACGCCCCGCTTGATTGACTTGGGGACATTGCACTTGATGTGAACTATGTTGTGCGCCTTGACGATTTCGCCCATCGGCGTTTCCGGGGTCTTGTCGTGTTCCTTGTCCTCCCCACGGGGCGCAATGTGGCTTATGTGGTAATTTTTGATGTTAAAAACATCATCCGGGTCGGTCTCGATCCCGTAGGACCAATGCGAGAAATCCTCTCCAGGTGGCTGGATGACCTGTTCCGGCTCGACGGTGCGAACCAATAACCGTCCAGAAGGCTGGGGAAACAAACGAAGGAAACATTCGCCATCGGTGCGGGATCGGCTGAAGACTTCCTGTTCAAGCAAATCCCATTCGTTGTCGTTGCGGAATTTCTCGACTACTTCCTGGACGGCATTGACGAGCGAGTCCTCGGCATCCGTACCTGCTTTAGGCCCGATCCGATAGTTGAACCCCGGCCCGATGACATATGAGCAGAGTCCGTTGAGTAATCCTTGAGCATTAGGATTAGTGGTAGCCACCAATCGTGCCTGGGCGCGGAAGAGTCCAAGCTGCTGCTCGGAATACCAGAACGGATAGTTTGATCCGTAGATGCGGTCTTGGGGGTTTGAAATAGGATAGCTATAAACCCCGCCATCCCTAAAACGATCCAGAAGATCGATGTAAGAAGAAAGCCAGAAATCGTTGGTGAGAACATTTTCCCGCAGGGGTCGGCGCACTTTCTTGCCATGTTCAGGGGAGACACGCCCATTGGACCGTCCAGGGATGAGGAAATCGAGGATTTGTTGCCATACGCTCATTGTTTAGCCCTCGATCTCCTGGTTTTCTGTGTATCATTTTGACATATGCGGCAACAAATTTTTGCCGTTCCATCCTTCTGTGGCCTTACTCGCAAATTCAATCGGTTCCACTTATGACCATTTGCACAAGTGTTATTCCTGTGTGCCTCCATCAGTCTGCTTTGTCCGCGCCTTGAGTTCTCCCCAACCGTAACAATTTCCATGTGTGCAGGATTCACGCAAGATTTGTTCCTGCAAGTGTGGTCGATTACCTTGTTTTCTGGAATATTACCGATCAGCATTTCGTAAAAAAATCTGTGCGCTCTTTTATTTCTGTAATTTATTGTGACTTGTCCATAACCGGCATTATTCCTACTGCCATTCCATGTCCAGCAACCCTCTGCTGAAGATGCTTGGACATTAGACCAAATTTTATTCATTCTCGTTTTTTCAGAAATCACGCTATTATCCTCTTGAACCTTCCAGAATTAGTCTTTCTTGAATTCCAAAGTCCAATCATAGCACGAAGTGCCATTTCCAAAGAATCAGGCCCGTCGTCGAACTTCCCCAGGGGAAACTCGCGCAGTTGTGCGACAAGAAGGCGGGAACCCTCTGATCTCCTGAATCGGATGTTCCTATTGGCGAGATAGGGTCCAATCCTTCTGATTCGCACATCCTTGTTGATGGTATTGTAAAGCTGGATAATTGGAATATCAGTTCCCCGGCTTTCACACTCAAGCATGATCTGTTTGGCCAGCAAATGCTGGAACTGGTTGGTCTCAACCACCAGCGCATCCGGCTCAAAGTCTGTTGCCTCCTTTGCGAATCGGCTGATGATCTGTTCCGTATCCAGCTTGAGCATCACCGCGTCACAGTAGAGAATGTTCTGCCTGTCGCGGGCCAGCTTGACGATCGCTGAATAGTCCCCATGACGGGCATCCTTTCCCTTGGATGGGTCTATTGACAGCGTACTGATGGTGATGTGTTCGTTCTTCGGGAAGTCATCAACCCAGATATGCTCTCCAAAGTGGGAGTTGGGCCATTCCGCACCATCTGAGTCCACAAATTCGCCATCGAGTTCCTGGGAGGCTTGCTTGTCTGAGTATTGCTTGGAGATCGCCCCCACAAACTCTCCAGCAAGGAAAGGATTCTGCGAGGTCTTGGATTTGAAGATGGCGGTGTTTTCCCGGTCACCTTTTCCGAAGACATTGTAAGTCCAGTTGGCCATGCCCTTGGGCGTGAAGGTGGCGGTGAGGAATCCCATGTCGCCCCCCTCACGAAGGCGACCGATGGCGATATTGAAGACTTCCTCGCTCATGTAGGATGCTTCGTCCATCCAGATGCCGGACAAGTTGGGACCGCGCAGCTTGTCTGGATCGTCACCGGATCGGAAGATGATTTCGCTGCCGTTGTTGAGGACGAGGCGGGGCGGTTGCTTCCACTTCTCCTTGGTCACTCCTAACTCATCCGCCAGTTGGTAGATGGTTCGCATGGTTGCGTCTTGAAGGATCGTGTAGGTCGGGCTGATCACCATGTAGAGGCGATTCCGGCCTTTCTCCGACATGGCGCGGCGCAGAAGGTCATAGGCTCCGACATAGGACTTGCCGCTGTTATGGTGCCACAATCCAGCAGCAGAGTAATGTTCTAATTCTGGAACAGTTAAATCATAGAAATCACCATGCCTTGCAAATGTTATATCTTGCACTCTATCCCAGAATGAGTTAGTATAAGGAGGCAAACAAATTCCAAGGAGCAATCCCAATGTACTTTGATTTAGTTCTTCGAGCCGTTCTTTCGATACGGTCTTATCAGGCATCTGAGAAAAACAAGACAATTTGGGAAAAAGTTGTGATTGCATATCAATATGAGCAAAATCAGCATCGTCTTGCTGAAAAACTTGGTATGCGCCAAAGCCAAGTCTCCAGAATCCTTCGTCGCTTTGGTATTTGTGCTGGTAGAGGAAAGCGTTCTCCTGTCCATCAGCTTCCAATGGATGACATTGTTCGCCAATACAATGAAGGTATGTCAACCATTGGCCTTGGTCGCTTATATGGTGTTGATCCAGAAGTGATACGCCGAAGGATGATCCGGCATGATAAGACTCTCCAGATGAGAGGACCGGGAAACGCTTCTGGATCAAGGAATAGTCAATGGAAGGGTGGCAAGTCCCAAATTGAATGGAGTGATTGCCGGAAGTTCGCCCGAAGGATTGCCGAATTTTGTCTAAGTAGAAGGCTTGAATCGGATGAAGTTGTACACCATCACGACGAAGTCCCCGCCAATAATCACCCTTCAAATCTATGGGTTTTTCCAAGTCCCCAATCGCATCTTCGCTACCATCAGCAGCTAATAAAGAGCCGATACGCAATCTGCTCAGAGGAATCCAACCTTCTGGCGTTAGAAAACGGTGGGCTAAGGTTACCAATACCGTTCGACCTGACTCCATTGTCACTCGATAAAGATCAGCTTTCCCCTTACAAAAAGATGGTGATCTTAGAGAAGCACCTAGTAGAGTCTGGCATTCTCCCGCCGAAGAAGTGAGATCGCCAATAGGTACACCGCCCAGAAGAGTTTCTGGTGCGATGCAACCGATTCCGCCCACGAATCCGCGATAAAGGGCATCGGAATGGTGGAATTCGTACTGCACCTTGTGGAGGCGCATCGTCTTGGTGACGGTCTTGAGATCAGTCGATTTCTGGGTCTTCGTCGATATCCCCTTCGGTTTCGGCGGCATCGTTGAAGGTCTCCGGTAGGCGGGGCGAATAGGAATTACTGTTGACCGTGATGGGGATTTCCATTGACTTTCCAGAGGTGGAGGAGTCAACGATCTCTTCGACTATTTCGAGGCGGACTTGGTTGACAGAGTGGACTTCCTGTCGCTCAACATAGCCTCGATCCCGGCCCAGGGTCTTGAGCATGAGTTGGATGGCCCATTGCTGACCATCCTCGACCGCTTCCATCAATTTGCGCTCTGCCTTGTCCAGCATCTTGCCCCGCTCGTCCTTGGCGATGGCATCGAGTTCTGGATCGTTGACAATGCGGTTTGCCAGCTTTGATTTGGTTACGCCCAGGTGTTCGGCGCACAGGTAGTAAAGGCCACGGCAGCGGCGCAGGGAGGCGATGATCTCCTCGTTGGTT